TCGTGCTTCTAAGAAGTTTCCACAAGGTGTTAAGGTAAATCATTACCTTACTGATCCTGATGCATGGTTTATTCTTATCAATTGTCCTGACGGTCTGAAGTATATGGAACGTCGAGCTGATGCGTTCGGTACTGAGAATGACTTCGATACTGAAAACGCTAAGTTCAAGGCTACGTTCCGAGGCAGTTTTGGTTGGTCTGATCCTCGGGCAATTTTCGGAAGTCCTGGTGCTGCGTAATTGGTGTTCATCGGTGAACAGCTAATTGATTTAGTTTAATACTGGCGTTGGAAGGTGCCAATCTTCCAACGCTGCTCTGAAAAGGAGTGGTAAAATGGCAGATTATAGTTTTGGTAGTGGACTTCCTACTTGGAATGGTATCCCAATGGTTGGTGGAATTCCAATGGGAGTTACTAAGGTATTCTTTGTTGATTACACTAATGGTTCTGATGGAGTAAGTGAAAAGAAAAACTCTGTTGATAAACCGTTTAAGACAATAGCTAAGGCTATGTCATCAATTACAACGAATAAGAATGAGGGTATTGCTCTTATGGGTAGTGCTAGTCATGTTTTGACCGAGATGCTTACTGTTAGTAAGAATAGAGTTCATATGTTTGGCTATGATCCAGGTGGCAGGATGTATGGACAGAATGCAAAGATTTCTATGGGAGTAACTACTGCCGCTACAGACTTGGGAGCAATGCTCAACACTGGAGTACGAAATAGCTTTCGTAATATTAAATTTACTTCTGCAAACACCAAAGCTGAAAGTCTTTATACAGTTCTTGAGGGCGGTGAGTATACTGTCTATGAAAACTGTGAATTTTATAAAGAAACCGATCTTGATGAGAATCTTGCCTCTGAGTTTGTAATGAATGGTGATTCTTCACAGCTTATTGGATGTACCATTGGCAGTTTAGCTAATGCTCAAGCAGGTGATAAAATCAGACCAGGTGTTTTGGCTACTGCTGGTGTTGCCGGTGCTGGTAAGGTTGCCCGTGATGTTATGTTTAAGTCATGCCTATTTTGGAAATCCTCTGGGCATGTGAATGGGCGTCATGTATATGGAGCAAATGCAACTGATGTTGAGCGTATCATGATTTTCGATGATTGTACTTTTGTTAATGCCAAGTTAGCAACTGCTGTTCCTGCTCAATGTGTGGCTTTTGGTTCTACTCTTACCGTTGGGCAAGTACTTATGAAAAACTGTGTAAGTATCAATAATACTAAGTTATCTACTACAACTGGTGTTTTGATTGCTGGAGCTGTTCCGACTTATGCAACTTCTGGTATTGCTGTTCAGTCTTAAGTTTTAAATAATTTTAACTTTCTGCAGGAATATAATGTTCCTGTGGAAATTTAAGTTTATTTATTGTCAATATAGTTAATTATAATATTAATTTGGAGTTATTATGCGATCTAAAACATTAATCGAATCAACAACTGCAGCGGCTAATGCACTTTTAATCATTGATAATCAAAATCTTAATGGATCGCTTTCAATAGTTGGATTAGTTGTTGCTGAAAGTGTGGCTATTCAAATTCCAAAAGTTGCAAATCCTGTTTTGGCTACTGATGCTGATTGGACTAATTATGTTTATGATAGTACTACTTATGTTCTTAATGCAAATAATAATCGAATAAGTCTTCCGTTTCGTGGAACATATCGGATAGTTAAGCCTGAAAGTATTGGAAATGCATTTGGAATTAAGTTTGAATAAGGATTAAATAATGCTTAGTTCATCAATTATAAATTCAATACACTCTTCTATTTGTGGATTGAATAGTTTTGGTAATGGATTAGTCCGTATTGGATTAATCTGGTATGCCCCACATGGTATTGATACTATCGGGCTATCAATCGCTGAGTTCTGGGCCGCATGTCCGACTGAGCACAGGACGCTTTATTCAGCTGACGGTTCTGAATGGTATGATGTTGCGACGATAATCACTAATATTGAGGCATCTGCAGAGTTGAATAACGGTGGCGAGCTAGTTGGTAGCGCAACGAAAGGATACGCTCAGTTTGCTGACGGTACAGCGGAAAGCGTTCTGTTGAGGGCATACAGCTATTTGGGTGAAAATTACGCCCCAGCCACGTTTGGAGAGATGATTAATCAACCGTTAGAAACTCCTATTATTTCGAGATGGTGTTACCCAACGGTATCATTGGGTGATTATTACACCGAGGAATTTACCCCGCAGACAGTTGAGGTCGGTGATGTTGATATTGAGAGTAATGTCATAGGGGTCAACACGCAAGGAGAAACTCTTGATATCTACGTTTCTACTGGCGGCTCCTATAGCGTTGATTCTGGTGCATGGGCTACCGATGGTGTTGGTTCTCCAGCTTCTATAATTGGCAGCCATTTGATAAAAGTCAAAGGCGATGCTGCCGGGAGTGGTCAAACAAATACAGTTGTCCTGACAGTTGGTGAAGCCACTTATAATTTTGCAATCACTTCGGAAGTTGTGGTGACGCAAATAAAAGACCTTTGGAATGGATTTTCTTTAGATGGTTTTACCACAACTTATCCGCCTGCTGTTCCTGATGAAGGCGGGGTAATCAGAACAACTTCAGGAAACAATCTTGCCATAGAGAGCGGCAAATATAATGCTGGTGCCTGGGAGCTTCCAACCACACCGCCAACGAGCAAGTCTATCGTCACACTTGCTGGAACTAGAACCCTTTACAATGAAGCAGACCCTACAGTATTTAAACGGACCTGTATTGCCCCTCTCAGAACTCAATATTTTAAAACCCCCCAAACTCCAGCCACTCACACAACTGAGTCTCTCGCAACTGGGACATATGTATTGTGGTGTCGGGGCGACAATGGTTCGACTGTCACCGCTTCGGCGGGAACCGCAATAGGGACTTTCGGTGCCGCCACGGCAAATGGAGCAACGCATGGTTATGGAACGCCCGTAACGATCACTATCGCAACCGCCGGAACGGTTGTTCTTACATGCGCCGGAACGTTAACATGGGGCCAGCTCGAGAAAGCAACATATACTTACCCGACACCAGATATACCAAATGGCACAACGACAACGGTTAGAAACCCAACCACACTTGCCGATAGTTCAGCCGATTGGTTTGATGTAGTTTCGGGTGAGGCTCAGAATTTTGCAATTTTTTCTCAGTTTATAATGCGAGGATTAGATAATAATGCAAAAATCTGGGAAACAAAAATTGATGCAACAAATTACACCAACCTGCTAACAGCAAACGGGTCATTTTATCTTAAAAAATATGCAGGCTCAAATCTAAACATCTATTTTTCGCCAGGAACAGTATTAAATATGCCGCTTCGGGTGTTGTGTATATTCACCGACCAAGGCATGTCTGTACGGACCCAAAGATTTACAGGTGGTGCATGGTCGGCATGGTCGGCATGGACCGATTTAGCAAATACAGTTCCAGCAAAAATAGGCTCGACAATTGGGTTTGGAACCGACGCGAATCCATATGTAAACCATCAAACATTTGCTACGTTTAAACTCACAGAGGCGGCTGCTCTTGCGGATTATAAGACGGAAATATCTGCACTTGTCACGGAGATGTTATCATGATTTGGATAGGCGACAAGGTTACGATACCGGAAGATATGTCGGTTTCTTGGGATGGGGTGACGTGGACTGATGGGCCTGCTACAGAGTATTGGCCTGAAGGTGGCACACGATGGAAAGCAAAAGTAACTATTCCAACTGGCGAAGATGCCGTTGATGTAACGGCTACAATCGGCGTAGATGATTACAGGTTTCTTGCTACGACCTGAGCGACAACGTCGAGAATCGACGTATCCTTGGGCAAGGAATTTGATAGTTGGAGTGGGGCGATACCTGTCTCAGTTAGTTTGAATGATCTTTCAACCGACGATTATTCGTATGCCCGTGTGAAAATAACTAACCCTATCGGTGTTGTTTTTTATAAAGAATTATCGTGGAATCCGACAACCGGCAAATTTGAGGGGGTTATTCATCCAGGATCAAATTACGGTTTAGGATGCGCAGATCCAAATGTTGGGGTGTTCCAAGTTGAGGGGCAACTTAGCAACGCTGCTGATTTTTCTGAGATAAACTATGTCGCATCGTTAAAAAGTTTCACGACGTTCATTGCTCGTAGGGGGTATATAAGTTACGCAGAATATGATTATCCAACATTTATCCCAACGTGGGATACAGACCACTGGCATCACGAAATAAGTACAATAAAGGCATTCACCGCTGGTGGAACTTATTCTAATGTTGCAGTGGCTTTCCCATTCCATCCTATAACCACAGAAATTAGCAACATAGCAGTAACGGTGGATGGTACGGCAGTATCTCAAGGCAACGCTTCTTCCACATCAAGAGCTTGGTGGTGGAATGAGGACACCCATATTCTATATGTTCAGATGGCCTCACTCGGAACTGGGGTTGTATCAATAGGGATAGAGTTTGATTCGACAACTGATTTGTTTGCAACCCGACTTGATCGAGATTGGACAACCCATATTGCCTTCAGGGATTTTTATAATGGGTTGGTTGTCTCAAATCAATATTTAACAACTCGCATTTATGGTGGAGGTCACGAGGGCGCTGGGATGCAAGTTGATCTTCACACAAAATTAGGTGATGAGGAGATTGGGGTTGATTGTATAGAGCGTGTTGGAATTCATGTTGATGATACAACGAGGACTGATAACAGTGGTTATTATATGTTCAACATCAAATGGGATAAAAACGAATGGCCTGGATATATAACTAGCGAAAATGACAGCATTATAATTATTGAAAATAATTCTGACGCTACCCCAACGACCGGATGGGTACAAGGGCTACAAACTGGGATATCAGCAAAAAGGACTCTCTCTTTTTATGCAGGGGAAAAGTTTATTAAAAACAACTACCAATTGACCAATAATGGAGAAACCACTAGAAAATTCCCATTTGTGTGGGGAAGAGAGCAGTGGATTCAACCGGACAGAAATACCAACGATCAGGGCAGGATATATGGTGATTTGGTGGACAGATCGGTTGAAAGTAGTGCTGTCCTGAATAGGTGGGTACTGGCATACGATACAATCAGTTTCATGAACATGGGTGTGATATTCAAAGCAGCCGAGAGTGATCTAGTTGCATATTTCCTAAGTACGCCGGCTTTGTACACAGATTCAGCGAGGTGGCCGATAACGTTAATTCCGGGTGGAGAAACCAACAACAACACATTTTTTGCAAAGACTTGGAACGAGGTCGCAGCGGATGAAACTGTTGAAATTGATTTTTGGCAATGGACAGACCCAACAGTCGATGCACTGGCAGAAATAACCGATTCTATATCTGCTGATTATTCGTCTGTGAATGGATAATTTTGACTGATTAGAAATCATCAACCAACCAAAAGAGGATAAAATGTTATTACCAAGAGATAAAGATTTTCTGAAAATATTCTTCACCGCCCTGTTCGTGATTTTTATTCTGGCGCTTCAGGGGTGTGCAGCAACACAGATTGAAAAAGGATCAGGTGAAGAAGCCATATCCATTAAAGAGTTAGATAGCTTCAATTCCTGCAATACGGCTGTATTCGGTGATCCAAATACAGTTGGAATGAGAGACGATCAAGCCTTTATGGTAAAGATGCAAGCCCAAACTGTCAAACTTGTTGCATCTGCGACCGGCAAGAATCCATGCGCTTTGAAAACATTCAGAGATGTTCAATTGGCTGAAGTTACCGAGAAGAACAAGACTGCACAGGTGGCTATTAATAGGACTGGTGATGTTGTTACTACAGGTATAGTAACGTGGGGAGCCACTAAGATAGCTGATTCCGCATTTAAAGCCGCTGGGGATAATAATACGACTGGTGGGGATGTAACTACCGTGACAGGTGATGAAAACATATCTACGCTTGAGAGGAATCCAGAAACCACAACCACAACGACCACCTCCACGGCAACAACGGCAGGAACGACTTCTCCAGCAACAGCCAATCCAGCAGCACCATAATGAGGTAAGCAATGAACTATCAAGTTGATATGTCAAAGCAAATCCCATTTTGGGGTAATTTAACGACAAATCAACAAGATATTTTTACAAAAATTGCAACAGAAATAAGACCATGTGAATTGTTCTGTAAGCATAGGTTGATGAATGCGGCTAAGAAAAATGATGGTAGATTGGTTAAAATTGAGCTTGCTGAATTAGGTATCAAAATTGACAATTGGTGATGTAAAATGTTAATAGGAGATTAAAAATGATTAAAGAAATGATTGTTGCCTTAAAGGCAGGACAAGAATTGTCTGATCCAGCCAAATGGAAAAATAGACTTGAGAATACAAATTATTCTGGAGCTATAATTGCTGGATTACTTGCTTTTCTAAGATGGAAATATCCTGGATTGTTACCTGAAGATAATGAAGTTTTAAAAACTTTACTTGATTATTCTGCAGAAATTATTGGGACTGTTTTGGTTATGATTAATGTTTATCTTAATAGAGCTACAACTAAAAAACAATTTTAAGTAAGGTGGTTTTCATGGATGGCAGACCAGGAAAACAATTTCAGGAAAGAAAACGTAATTTAACTGATGAAGATATCCAAGAGTTACTTATAGCTTTTGAGAAACATCCTCGTCCACATATGTGTAGATTTGAAGGAGTTACTGAAGAAGATTTTTATGAATCAGTTAAATTCTTCAAATACTTAAATGAAATTTTGACTAGTGGTAGAAATATTATTGCAAAAACAATTCTTGTTTTATTGATAACGTTCTTATTTGGTTTACTTGGATCTGGAATTATTACAAAACTTAAAGGTCCGTGATGATTAAAGAAAAGATAATTCAAAAACTTCATGACTTTTTATTACAAGAACGTGCTATTCCAGAACGAGATGCTGCAGAAATTATTACACCTGCTGGTATTGATGCAAAAGTACGAATACAAACAATAATTGATTGTTTAAACATTATTAAAACAACAAACTCAGATGATAGTAACTGAATTATATAAGTTGACACATCATTGTTGTCAATGTAATAAAGTTAAGTTGCTTTCTGATGAATGGTTGCCAGCTGTTATTGTAAAAATTCAAGATGTTAAACCATCTCATGGATTTTGCCCAACATGTTTTGAAGGACAAATGGCTAGGATACAAAATCGTAGAATTGGAAAACTAATTTAATGGATTAAATAATGTCATATAGACTTGGTGATTATTTAGTAATTTGTGATCAATGTGGATTTCAAAGATATGCATCTGATTGTAGAATGACTTGGGATAAACTATTCGTTTGTGCAGATACATGTTGGGAGGAAAAACATCCACATTATACTGATCCTAAGCCCTTAGGTGAAAAACAAAGTGTACCAGTTCATCGACCAGAACCAACTGAAATTTTTATTAATCCAGCAACTCCAATAACTCAAGATGATTTATAAGGATATTTATGCCAACTTTTGCTACTTTAATATCTAGAACAAATACTCTTGTGGATGATACTTCGTTATATACATCTTTAGGGGGATTTATAAATCAAGGAGTTTCTGAAATTGCAGGTGGAATTCCATCTTTGTTAGATGGAATTACTGATCCATTACCAAATTCACTTACTCCTCCATTACCTGATTTGTTTACTATTGATACTGTAAGTACTTCTACAAGTGCTGCTTATGTAGATATGCCTGATGATTTTCAACGTGATCTACAGTTTGCTGCTTCTGCAACTGGAAGTGAGATCGACATTGCTGAATCATTTATTGAATTTGTAGAAACTTATCCTTTACTTGATAAATCAGGTAGGATAACTGAAGTAATTGAACATGGAAATAAGTTATATTATCAAGGTATTCCTACAGTTAGTGAAGAAGTAACTTTGCATTATTATCGAAAACCTGTTGATATGGTTGCTGATGTTGATACTCCTGATGGAATACCAGAACATTTGCAAATATCATTGCTTGTGAATTTTGCTGCTTGGAAAGCTCATGAACATCTTGAAGATGGTGTAGAAGGAGAGACTCCAAACACTTTGAAATTTAAAAATAACTTTCTTGAAGCTATGAGAACACTTGAATTATTGCTTCCATCTTATGTTCGTGGATTAATGTTGAGGTAATAATTATGATTGAATCATTTAATATTCTTTCTAAATGCGCTGGAGTAAATAATAAAGTTGATCCAAAGAATTTACGGATGAATGATCCTCAGACTGGGTTAACTGATCTTGCTGAGGGAGAAAATTTTGATATTGATGATAATAACAAACTTTCAATTAGATTAGGTCAAGAACCAATTTCAACCGTTCCATCACATTCAATTTTTTGTGACGGTGGAGATTGTTTCGTTGCACAAGACCGAACAAGTGATACAGCACTTTATCGAATCAATGCAGATTATACATTTACTGGAGTTAGGTCAGGATTGACAAAAAGTGAACGGCTTTCATACTTCCAAGCTGGAGATAAAACTTACTATACCAACAATATTCAGAATGGCAGAATAATTTCTGCTGTTTCTGAAGCATGGCCTACAAGTACTTACTATGGACAGGACTCGCTTAACGATTACAGCAATGCACCTGTAGGAAAGCACATAGCATATTTTCAAGGTAGGGCTTGGATATCAGTAGGTCCAACCATTTATTGCTCTATTCCATTCATGCTCGGAACGTTCAGACTTGCTGCCCATTATTTTAATTTCAACACTGCCATCCGTATGATGCGTCCTGTTGCTGGGGGAATGTGGGTATCTGATTCTGAAACAACAGGGTTTATAGCTTCCGCAGAATCATGGGCTGGTTACAGGTATGTTAAGAAATTATCTGTTCCTGCACATGAATGGTCAGACAATCAAAGGCTCGAAGATTTAAGTAAGAGTTATTTGCAAATACCTGGATTGTCAGCTGTTTGGTCTTGTGATGATGGACTTTGTATAGGTACTCCAGATGGGCAACTCATCATTGAAACAAAAGAACGACTAATTTATCCGAAAGGTGCGATTGGTGCGACGGTAGTACGAAACAATATAATCATTAATTCAGTATTTTAAGAGAGGAAAAGAAATGCCATTAAGACTTTCAACCGGATTTGTTCATGCTTCACAAGTAACTGACGACACTGTTGCAATTATGGCAAACAGTGTTATTGGAATTTTTTCAGGCACTCAACCAGCTGATGCGAATGATACTGAAGCCGGAACTTTGTTGATGCTTATCACGCTCAATAGTGGGGCGTTTACTGGTGGAGTATCTACAAACGGACTTAACATGGAAACTGATGTTGCCGGAGTTCTGTCTAAGGCAGCTGCTGAAGTTTGGAGTGGAATAGGTCTTGCTGCCGCAGGAACAGGAACCACTGCAACATGGTTCAGATGGTATGCAAATGCGTACACAACTGGTTCAAGCACTTCTGCCGTTCGTATTGACGGGGCAATCGGGACAACTGCTGCATATCAAATGCGAATGAGCAATACAACTATAGTTGAGAATGGTCCATCAGTAGTTTCAACATTCACTTATACTCGGCCTAGAGCATAATGGCATACAAGAATTTAATAGCATTATCCCTATCAAATTCGGCAGAAACATTCCGGCATTTCCGAGACTTTATTTGTCAGCGTAATGGAAGTGCTGCTGGATCTGCCGACTATTCTACACTTGGTATAGGTTGGACATTACATGAACAGTATTGTCAAGCCGGAGGTGTTGGTCATTATTATGACAATACCAATGAAGGGACAACAACAGTAAATGATTATATTGTCATATATTCTGCTGGAGAAGATGGTGACAGAGACCTGTATTTTAAGCTAACTTATACTGCTACCAGTTTTCAAATATTTGGGTATTTGTATTGGAACATAACTACACATACAGGAGTGCATCAATACGGAGCTTCAAGTTATTGGGGGAATACTGCAGCTACAAACAATATTTTATGGATTTATGGCAGTTTAGATCATTTTAGAGGTATATCAAAATATTCAACTACTTATTATTGTGGGTGTGGTGGTTGGATGCCTGGTTCTCTGGAAAGCACAGAAGTAACTGTCGCCGCTGGAACGATAACCGCAGGGAGTAGTGTTGTTGTAACCATGCCAGCAGTCCCGGCAGAATGGGTTATTGGGAAGTATTTGTTCGTAAGGGATACAGCGAATATTGAACGGGTATTAATCTCAAATATCTCTGGTAATGATGTGACGTTTGCAACGTTTGTTGCTTCGTATGCTGCCGGATCAAAATTTCAGCTGGAAATTACAAACTATCCTGGTTTCGATAATGGGAATGGCGCAGGTGCGATAACTATGCAAATCGGGCATAGTGGAGCGAAAGCACAAGTGCATAGTCAAATTTTTCCTTCTATTTATCCTACAGGAGCCGACACAAGAACAGGATTATATCCTTGTTTTGAACTTTATCTCGGTAATGCTTATTCAAGAATGGGACCATTACCTGATATATATTACACTCAATCATTTGCATCAGAATCAACTCATACTATTGGAGCAGTTGGTTACAGATATTTTCCAATATATTCTGGATATAATGTATTGATAAAAGAGGTATGATTTGTCTGCATTTTATGTTGTTCCATATATACCCCCAGCCTGGTGTTCTGGGAATACCTACGTGACGTGTGCAGGAACTGTCAGAGCTCCTCATGGCGCTGGCGTTGCGAGGAAGGTTGAAGTATTTCATGATACTTGCACTACACCTTTAAATTCGACAATATCTACTCTTCCACTTGGAACATTTACCATGCAAGTGCCAGGATTGCCTACTACAAAATTTACGGTAATTACTCATGGTGTTGATGGGGAAAACAGCGTAATCTATTCGCATTGTCAGGATATTTAACATGTCATATACTCCACCAGATTTAAGCTCAATGGATATCATCATCGGCCCAGGTGATGTTACCAGCCCATATTGTAGTTTGGTTGAGCCGATTAGCGAAATTGCTTCTGAGGCTACGACAACCATAATATGCTGGGGGTTACTCGTTGAACCTACAAATCAAATAGCATGCGAAGCTGTAACGGATATTATTTGTGCAGGAGCGCTAACAGAACAGCTTGCAGATATTGATTCTTATGTCCTTACATACGAACGACTCATTTGTAATTTGGTTGAGCCAAAATGTTCTTTAGTTGCTGAAGCAGTTACTACCAATATGATTACTGCAGCAATGACTGAGGATAGGGCAACTATTGCAGGAACGGCGGTAACAACAGCTATTATCAATGGTAATTTACAAGAAGAAGTTTCGGAAGTATATGGGGAAATGTTTAATGTAAACACAATCACATGTGCATTAACCGAATCATTACCAACAATGTCGTCTTTTGCTGTAACGACAGGGTATATTACTGGAAATCTTGTTGAACCAATAAGTGTCATGAACGCAGAGTTTGTAATAGACGAAGACGATGATGATTTGAAATTTAGACGGTTCTACTGTACCCCGACAAATTATATGTACGGAAATTTAGTTGAGCCGACAAGCACGTTAAGCTCTTCTGTTTCATAAGGAGATATCATGGGAACATATGTTGATCAGTTAGCTGTTGGCACAATCGAAATGCCGGCAGTCGTACCGCAGGCACCAGGGACTAATTTTGATGGTAATGTCAATCCGTCCTCTCCGTGGACAATAGTCAGCAATAGGTTTACTGAATCGTCAGACATAGCAACCGAATTTCTTGATCTTGTTACAGGGCCAGCAGGATACATGAGCGAACTGGCTGCAGTTGTTGATGAATTTCCTAAAACAGAAATCACAGATATAACGTATTCTGAGATATTGCCGGCAGATATTGAAGATGCGTTGGTGTGGTATGAAGCAGCGTTTAACGATACTCTATACAACACCATTCTTGCGAAACTGACGAACGATTTAATTAATGGTTCAACAGGTGTTGGTGGAACGATTGTTCAAGATATTTACGATAATGCTCTTGCTAGGCAGCTTATCGAAGAGGACAAACTTCAAGCTGAGATTGAGGAAAGACTTTCGTCAACTGGATTTGATTTGCCTACTGGGGCACTTGCTTCAGCATTACAAGAGCACAGCAATGCGCGAGCAATGCGAACGCTTGACATGAATCAGAAGATCAGTATAGATGAAGCAAACCTTGCACAGCAAAATAGCCAATTCGCAATAACCGCAAGCATCAATCTCGATACGATGATGCGTAATTTTGTCAATAGTGTGAATAGCAGGTCGCTTGAATATAAAAAAGCTGTAGCCGCACATATCATATCTTCGTATGAACTGTACTTGAAAGACGCTGGTAATGTCCTTCTCGCAAAAACATCAGCATCAGACATGTCAGTAAAAGGATATCAAGCAGAGTATGCGTTACGATCTGAGGTAGCAAAGGCTCTTGTAGCTGCTGCAATGCAGGCGTTCGCTTCTTCATTTGGTGCCGTTAGTACTAATGCAGGTATCCAGTATAGTGGTAGTGAATCTGTAAGTGAAAATTTTAGCCATAGCGAGAGTAAATCACATTCTACTGGTGTAAGCCTTAGTGGTAATGTGAGCGCTGGAGTTTCTAATACACTTCAAGAAAATCATGACTATAAAGAATCATGATTATAAATAATAATTACATTCAGTCTATCAAGATAGTCCGAGGAGGTAACAAAAGCGCATGCGATAGTTTCATAAAGCTAGCGGCTAACCAACTCGCAATTCTTGAAAGACAGATGGAAATAAGTAACATAGCTATTCCAGGCAGCATACGCCAAGGGATTAGAAGGATATCGCCATTTGCTGGAGTATTTATTGAATGTGTGTCGAGCTTTGGAAATAAAGAAGTTCGCATCTACGTCGAGCCCCCTGCAGCAAGGCCTGTTATTGCAGTTCTTGAGCCTGATAGAAAACGCAAAAAGAAAGAAGATATTTTTGAAATATTTATTTTTGCAAAAACTGTTAATGGCAACACCCTTACTGCAACAAGCAGAGAATTAGGGATGGAGGCGCTGAGTTTAAAAGATGGGACTTTCTTATTTCATAATATCGAAGCCGATGCCTTAACTATTACTTTCCCAAAACTCACCACAGTTACAGGCTTTGCACAAGTACGGTATCAAAAATCATCAGTTGTTCACTATACCACATCTAGTTATGGAGATTTGTTTGACGAAGGTAGGTATACATCGTTCGAAATAATCGGTGAGGGTGTGCCTGGGATAGAGTATTCTCCTGGAATAGAGATAGGTTCTAGTACACCACCAGTCTATATGGGTGCGATTGGTAGTATCTCTCAAGATGAAGATGTTGTCTACATAGCTACAAACAAAAAGATAGACAATACCGATCGAGAAATAGTTTTTGAGAAAAAAGAATTACTACCAGAACTTATTGGCGGTGGTGAAGTCCTCACGTGGCAAAATACTATAACTGAAGAAAGGAATCTAAATACATTACTTGGCGTTTCTAATGTGAAACTTACTAGTTTTTGTGTGTCGAGAGATGGCAAACTTCAGACTATTCGAGGAATATCTGCAGCTAGCACATTACCTCCACCATGTAATTCATATGGTGCAGGTGGCAGGATGCTAAGAGAAGGATCATACACACCAAGTGTATCTTCTTATTCTTTAACACATAGCTGGTTTTATGAAGATACAACTACACTTAAAGATTATGATATCAATATTGGTGGGTTGGCAAATGGAGAGTATACTAGAGGTAAGTTTATTGGAGTATTTAATCCCTCTACTCCATCAGATTTTGTATCTGCTTATTTTAATCATCAAAGTGACTATGCTGGAGTATTATCATCCGCCCTTAAAAAACGTGTCGCGGAAAACTATAGCCCTGTAATAACTTTACGTGAGGACGAAGAATATTACACTGGTGGGACAGTTTATAATTTAAATGTCGGAGAAACTCTAATACAACATTTCGGAAAAACAACATCTGGGCACTACTTATCGCAATATCAAGCTTCTGGAGTTGCAAATATTAGAGGCATAATGTCTCTGCAGTCAGGGACTATAGCAGCTGTTTTTAATGGTTCTGTAGGATATAATGTTGGTGGTTTGTACTCAGAACTTATAGAAAATGTAGTTGGGGATGATCCAGGACTCGACTGGAGTGGCGGTGGGAGTATAGATATTTCGCTCGATTGTAGTGGAGGAGTTGCTTTTGATACCTCTACATTTCCTGATTTTGAGGAACTTGTTGGGTTTTTAAAAGATCCATCAGCAACAGCTAGGGTATCCACGTATTATCGTTACCCAGGAATCCCTTATACAAGGTATACTTATCCACAACAAATAGTAATTAGGTATCCATTTTATGCGGACAGAGTCGTAAGCATTCTAAAATCTTTTACTGCCCATGATCAGGGAGAGAACATCACTATTTCAGGAGTAAAATATGTAACAAAACTTAACATGTCTCTTCCAACCAGTGTATCAAACCCAATAACAACCCATTGGAAAATAATAATGTCTTCTCCAGAAGCTCAAGATGTAGATATTACTGAACAAGTCAGAAGAGCATTTAGCGTTCAGCGTGAAGATGGTACTTGGGATGACACAGAGTTTATGAGCGACTTTGCGCTTATCTATTTTTACGGATATAAGAAGACAACTGTAATAGAGGAAATTAACTAACATGCAAACCATAAGGACAAATCTTAACAGTGCTGCATCTATTCCTTATACGAATCACACTTCTACTTCAATGTCTGTGTTTAATGGGGCAATTCTTGGGGCTGGTCCAGATGGTATCAAAAAACTGGCTTGTGGTACTACTGATGGAGTAACTACAATTGAAGCATATATTAAAACTGGATCAAATACTTTAGGATGGATTGGTAAGAAAAAGAATAGATTTATTTATCTTGGAGTAGAAACATCAAGCACTATTAAAATTACTCCAGTAATTGATGGTGTTGATGGAACTGCAGTAACATTTTCTCCTAGTGCTTCAGGTATGCAATATATGAAAATGTCAGTACCAAACGATAATATTGGTTATTACTGGGCATATAAAGTTGAAAATGTTGATGGTTGCTGGTTTTCTATAAGTGAAGTTACTGTGTTACCAATTCATTTGAGTAAGAGAAAATAATAAAATTAATCTGTGGGGATGATATGGCACTTAATGAACTCCAAGCAATTGAAGATGAACGAAAACGTAAAGAAGCAGAATTTCAAAAAAATATGACTAGTAGTGTTTTGCCTGGAGTAAATAATTCAGTACTTGAAACTAAGAAAATACTTCCTACACTTACTCAAGATGAAGTAATTGATCAACTGCAATTAAGGAAAATGGATTTAATAAATAATCCAAATATTGATACACAAAGTAATCAAGTATCAGTAACTAATCGTGATAATGTTCTTAGATCATTGCCATTTCAACAAGAAAATAAAATTGTTCAGCCTACTAGTAATTGGATTAAGAATGAAACTACTGGAGAAACATTTACCATTGCTGCTAATGGAAGTATTAATGGTGGACCTGTACCAAGTAAGTCTGAAGGTAGAATGGGAGGATATAATCCTGATGGAACTAGCATAACTCCTTCAGGAAAACAAGGTGATCAAGATGCTTTAGGTAATACAGTTGGATCTGAACAGCAAAATCGTGTTTTGCAAAATATGCAATGGAGAGAACGGCAAGGATTTAGAGAAGTTCCTGAAGTAGCAAAAGGTTTACTTCAGCGAGGAGATTTGCCTGGAATGAGTAAACAGGCTTTGAGAGAATATAATGATAGGATTCTTGCAAATATGGATCCAAATAAAAAAGAAGAAAATCGCATAAATGAGATGAATGTTAAGTCACAAAATAAGTTACGTGATATTCAAGGACAAGTTGCATTAGATCCTAGAATGAAAGAAAATGCATTAAAACCTATTGTAACTGAAGAAGCAGATCCAAATGATCCTACTGGTATGAGTAAAAGACAAGTTATTAATATGCCAAAAGCTGATGGCACTGGATATGTTAATAATCAATCTAATGTAAGTAATTCTCCACAAGTTAATTCGGCACAACGAGCTAAAATAAATGCTTATATTAAAGCTAATCCAAATGTTGATAAGGCAACTATTATGCAAAAGATATCCAAAGGAGAATTCTAATGGATGAATTTGATAAAATGTTTGGAACACCTGAGGCTAATGAATCAGATGAATTCTCTAAAATGTTTGGAGAGGTTAATACTCCAATAAGTAATGCAACTATTCCTGATCGTACTTTAGGATCAAATTTAAAGGATGTTGGAATATCTGTTGCCAAAGGTGTAATTGGTGCAGGTCAAGGAATTGTTGGGCTTGCTGATTTGCCAACTGGTGGTAGAGTTGGTCGTGGCCTAGAAACTATTGGTATAAAACCTAAAGAATGGCAGAAAGATTTATCTGAAGAATATTCGTTAGCACAACAAGCAGCTAATAAAAATGTTGATTCTGCAAAAGGTTTTGTTAATACTGCTCAGGCAATGCTTGAAAATCCAAGTACTATTGCTCATAGTATTATTGAAACGTTACCTTCAGTTGCTGCTGGCGGAGTAATTGGTAGGGGTGCGCTTGCCGTTGGTAGCAAATTAGCTCCGCAAGCAATTACTGCATTAGGTAAAACTGGATCTGCTATTGCTGCTGGTGCTGTTGGTGAAGGTGCAATTGGTGCTGGCCAAACGGCAGAAGAGATTCGTGGAAATACTACAGACGGTTTATTGACAGCAGAACAAGCAGGCTTGGCAGCATTATCTGGAGTAGGTACAGCAGCTTTTGGTCTTGTCGGTGGTAGGTTAGCTAAGAAACTTGGCTTTGCTGATGTAGATACGATGATTGTATCTGGCTTGAATCCAGCCAAGAAGGAAGGTTTTAAAGGAGTTGCTAAATCCATCATTGGTGGTGGTATTACTGAAGGTGTATTTGAAGAACTGCCACAGACTGTTCAAGAAACTATATTCACCAATGCTGCACTTGATAAGCCATTGTTGGAAGGTGTTCCTGAAGGAGCAGCCAAGGCGATTATTCTTGGTGGAGCTATGGGTAGTGGAGCAAACTTGTTGCCTGGAACAAATGTTGGGCCTGTTAAAACTCCTGAAGAACTTGATATTGAAAACCGTGCAAATAATATGCTTGCACTTGATAAGGATCAACTTGCTACTGGGACTAAAAGACTTGCAGATGAATTACAAATAAATAAAGATTTGCTTGCTAATCCACTTAAACTTGATGAAAAAGCTCGTGCAGAAAATATTGATCCAAATGAATTAACTGCTAAGCTTGTATATGATAATAAGAAGAATCAAGCTTTGCTTGATAAAGTTAATGCAGAAGTCAAAGCTAAAGAAGAACTAACTAAGAAAAAAGATGCTGAAGAATATGCTAAGTTGTCTCCTGAAGAAAAAGTAATCAAGGATGTTGAGAATAAACTAATTGTTCAGCGTGAAACTGAAGCATTAAAAATCAATAAAAGACTTGATGAAATTGATAGGATAGAAACGATTTTTGGTAAGGCTTATTCGAAAGAAGCTGATCCTGAAAAGAAAAAACAAATGGCAGATAGAGTCTTTAGTCTGCGTAAAGAAAAGAATGTTCTTCTAGATAAACAGAAGCAAGAACAACAAATTGATAATGAAATTAAAGCTTTTGATAAACAAATTGCAGAAGCTAAAAAACAATATAAAGAGGAAAAGGATCTTAAAAAGAAAGAAGATATTCTTGCAAATGTATTTGAGTTAAGTAAAAATCGTAATGATTTATTAGTGCAGAAAACTCCACAAGGAGCTAAAGAATTTGCACCTTATACAACTCGTGAAGAACGTCAAAAAGCTTTAGAAGAAACTCTTGGCACTGCCAATAGATACTTTCCTTCTGATAAAACTGCTGCTGAATCTGCGCAAGTTATTGAAAGTGAAATAGTTCCAAAAACACTTGCTGATTATGCAAATCAAATAATTAATGCTAAAGCAAATCAACGAGCAGATCAAAGAGAAGTTGCAAGAACTCCTGAGCAGGAACGTAACTTAAGGCAGATTGAAGATTATGTGAATTATGTCCAAACTTATATCAATGATAGATTTACGCCGGAAGAAAGATCTGTTATTGAAAATTATTGGCAAGGTGTTAAAAAAGAATTAGCACTTCGTAATGAAGAAATGACTCCAGGAACTGAAGCATTTATGCGGAAGAAGTTCTTTGAGACTAAGCTGAATGAAATTGAAGGAAATGTTAAGCAGGATACTAATGTAAATAATGATGTTACTAAAAATGTTGTACCTTCTTTAGCTGAGCAGTATAAACGACAGGCGTGGTTTCAACAAATTGCAAAAGATCTTGGTGATTTGCCTGTAACTAATAGTCAAGATGTTCAAACTGAAATTCCTAGGAACTTACCTGGAGGTATCAGAAGTGCGTTCACAGGTGAACCTACTGTGGAACAGTTTGATGCATTGGAAGAAGATAACTCGGCAAACGCATGGTACTCTGCACTTGAACAAGCAGTTACTGGTTTTCAACAAAAGCAAGCAACTCCTGATCAATGGAAAGGAATGATCAAGAACTATCCTGGAATTAAGCAGGAAGAACTTGATTGGATTGGATTGAATGAATGGCTTGACAAGCAGAATGGGAAAGTTAGTAAAGATTCTTTGATGAATTTTATTCAAGAGAATAATGTTCAGTTGGAAGAAGTTATACTTGGTGATACGGCAGATTTAAATTCTCGTAAAGGAAAAATAAAAGCATTAACAGATATTTATAGTCCTCAAGAATTTGATTTTTTTAATTCAATGACTGATTCTGAATTAGATGCAGAAATTGAAAAAGAAGGTATTGATTATGATGTAAAAGAAACACAATATGAAAATATGGCACTTCCTGGAGGAAAGAATTATAAAGAAATTGTATTGACTTTGCCCACAAAAGAAAAGCAACTATCTGAAGAAGATATGGCAATTGCTTTTTTAAAATCAAAAAATATTCCTTTTGATATAAATGAAGATGATGTAGTAGAATTAGCAGCAGAAAATTATGATGACTATTTTGATAGTAGTTTTAATCCTTATGGTGGTAATAGTTATATACATGATCATTGGCCAAACATTATCAATCCTATAGCTCACATTCGATTTGATGAACGAACTGATGCTCAAGGAAATAAAGTTCTTTTCATTAATGAAATTCAAAGTGATTGGCATCAAGAAGGAAAGATGCAGGGTTATGCTACAACTGAACAATATGATAAAATAAAAGCTTTTGCTGCCGAATATGGAATAACAATCAGAACTGGACCAAAAGAAGAATTGCCAGTAAAGGAACAAGTCCTTTTAAAAAGAGCTGCAGAAAATACTATCGGTTTAGATTTAATAACTGATATGATTGATGCACATAAAGCTGAAATACAGTATGCTATTCCAGACGCACCATTCAAAAAATCTTGGGACTTGCTTACTATGAAGCGAATGGTCAGATATGCTGCTGAAAATGGTTTTGATAAAATTGCATGGTCAAGTACTCCTGAACAAGTAGCACAGATTGAGAATTGGGGACCAATAGAAACTCGGCAAACTGAGCTAGGAACTTCTTATTTCATTCATGGAAATAAGAATGTTTCTTCTATAGTTCATCGGTATATTACTGATTTACCAAGAATGCTGAATAATGAGTTTAATAAAGGTAAGTGGGGAAATGCGAAGGTTGAGCAAACTGATGTAGGATTGCAAAAAGATGGTAAAGTTACTAAAGAAGAAGCACTTAAAGCCTATGATAATGATGAAATGGTTTTTCTTGGTACTGAAGTTACTGGGATTAGATCTGAAATTATCCAATATCAAGGTAATGATATAACAATAGTAATGCCTGATAAAGTTTTATCCTTACCAATCACTGAGAGAATGAAAGCTAAAGCTCTCAATGAAGGTATGCCAATGTTTGAATTGTCAAACGGCCAAACTTATAATCCATCAGCAACTACTAAGCAGGAAACAAATCTTGGAAACATCTTATCTCAAGTAAAAGAAGCAGAAGGACTTACTGGTCAGCTTGGTAAATTTCTTAGTGACTTCATTCCTGAATCTAAGCTTGATATCAAAGTTGTAATTGATCCATCAACTAAGAGTGCAAAGTATGTTGGAGGAAATGTAAATACCATAACTCTACGAGATCCATCACAGCTTAATACTTCTTTGCACGAACTAACTCATGCAGTAACTGCAAGAGAAATGAAAGCGAATCCAGAGATAACTGCTCAAGTTAAGTTATTGATGGAGCGTGTAAAACTCAAAGCTGCTAAAGAAGCATTATTAACTCCAGCTCAAATAAGTTTACTTGAAACACAGAATACTAGTCGAGGATATAAGGAGAACATCTCCGGAAATCTTAGATTTGAAAATGTTGCCTACGGATTGCTGAATGAGAATGAATTTTTAGCTCAGGCAATGGGAAATGCACAATTTCAAGAATTGCTTAAATCAACTACAATTGCAGACAAGGGAGTTATGAGAAATGCCTGGGATGCTTTTGTAGAGTTAGTGATGAAAGCACTTGGAATTAAAGACGTTAATAAGAATGCATTTGGAGAGACTTTAAGCATCATAGCTAAGTTGGCTCAGCAAGAGAATGTTGATCAAACTGGCCAGATGGTTAATGAAGAATTAGCAATCGAACAGCGTTTACCTCAATCTGAGTATGATGCAGTCTATGCAGAAAAGAATAATAGATTAAGTGAATTTGTTCAAAATGCTGGAATAAAATATCATGAAATAAAGTTACTTGCTGATAAAGCATTTGGAGCAATTTCCACACGACTTAAGAATGTTGATCCAGAGCTTTCAGAGCACTTGAGATGGCTAGACTTCAAGACTAGTCAGAAAATAATTGATGTTCTGCGAACTGCAAAGCCGTTGCTTGAAGTAACTAAGATCATGTCACCAGTTGATAAGAGTGAATGGAATTGGGCCAGACTTAATTCGGATACAGGAAAGATTGAACGGATTGAAAGTAAGTATGGTTTGACAGATCAGGTAAAATTACTTCGAGAGAAGCTTGATCAAATTAGACTTGATGCAATTGAAGTTGGTTACGATGTAGGTTTTATTGAAGACTATTGGCCACGTGTTATCAAAGATACTGAAGGCTTCTTGCAGGCAACTCAAGGAATATCACAGCGGGCTGAATTTACTGAAGCCATCAGAGATAAAGCAAAAGAACTGGGAATAACCCAAAAGCAGTTTGAACGTGAATATCCTGAGTTAAAAGCAGATATTATTAGCAACATGATACTTGGTAGGTATTATGGAATTGGTGGTCCAGGAAATATTAAGGCTCGTGTATTTGAAAACATACCTCCAGAATATGCAAAATTCTATATGGATGCAGACGCGTCATTGATGCAATACGTTTATAGTATGACCAAAAAAATTGAGGCTAGGCGATTCTTTGGTAAAGTACCTGAAAGGATTAGTAACCTCAAATCTGATAGGAATCGAAAACAGGCAGAACTTGAAAAATTCAAGCAGCTTGCAGAAATGGCTCGTGCCGACAATCCAGAAGCCTTTGCAGATTATCAAGAACGCATTACTCAGCTTAATGAAGACCTGGTGAGGATTGAAGAACCATTGAATGTATATAAACATCAAAACGATTACACTGAGAATATTGGTGCCTATATTGATGAGATGCGAACGACTGGACGGATTCAGCCTAAGGATGAAAAGACAGTTAAAGATATTCTCATGGCAAGATTTAACGAGCAAGGAACTCATGGAGTAGTAAATACATTCAAAAACGCAGCGTATATTGATGTTATGGCGAATCCGATATCTGCAATAACTCAGCTAGGTGATCTTGCTTGGGCTATGTACGTAGGTAAGGTGTGGACACCGAGTGGATTCTTGGGAACTGGAAAGAACTTACTCAAGGCAATTTCTGGATCATTTGATGCTACGAAAGATCGTTTTGGTAAATCCGAAGTAACTAAGGAAGATTTGGGATTTGAAAGAATTGCTCAAGAATTTGCCGACGGAACTACGCTTGGTAAGGCAGTTAGTAAGGCTTTTAAGATTGTGCAACTTGAAAGGATTGATTCAATCGGTAAAGAAGTGTTGATTAATAATGCCTTGGATCAATACAGATTGGAGGCAAAAAATCCAGAAGCACTTGCAAAAAAGATTAGGCCAATATTTGGAAGTAAGTCTCTTGATGTAGTTGGAGAAATCTTAGCTGACGTTCCAAGTGATAATGTAAAGATGTTGCTTTATTCTAAAGTGTTGGACTTTCAACCAGCAGCTTTGTCAGAAATGCCAGAATTTTACCTGAAGGCTGGTAATGGTCGAGTGTTTTACATGCTGAAAACTTATGGCTTGAAACAACTTGATGTATTCAGGCGAGAGGTAGCACAAAACCTTAAGAGCAAAGATCCAAAGCAGAAGATCCAAGGATTAACTAATATGTTTCAACTGCTTGCATTACTTACACTTGCTAATGCTGGAGCAGATGAAATTAAAGATTATATGCTTGGTAAGGAAACAAGGTTTGCTGACAACGTAATAGATAACTTGCTAGTAATGGGAGGAGCCTCACGATATACACAGATGCAAATAAGTAAGGAAGGATTTGGATCGGCAATGTTGCAACAAATTTTACCTCCAATGAAATTTATAAATTCTGCAAGCAAGGACTTGAATGAAAGTTATAAGAATTATGTATCTGGAGACACTAGCAGCTTTGACCATGCAAGAATAGTTGATTCGTTACCAATAGTTGGGAAGTTGTATTATTGGCATTATGGTCGAGGGGAGGAGAATAAGAAATCGCTGGCTGAGAAAGATTTCTCTGAAGCAACAAAAGCTGCTGATTTGTTCAAAAAGCAGCTTGAAAATTCTACTGATAAAAGAACTTTCATAGAGGCTAACCTAGATCGGTTTAAGCAAATGAAGTTACAGGAGAATTTTCAAGCAGCCTTGAATCGAAATAAGGCGGTGATTAATAAGTTGGAAAAACTTCCAAGTACTGAGAATGTCCAGATGAGGTTAGGTCAGCTAAAGAATCAACGAGAATTGATTTTGAAGAAATATCTTGATGTAGCAAAGACGATTCAATAATTAAAATAAATATGATGTGGAGCAATCTACATCATATTTTAATTCCTTATAAATTAGTAGATATTTTTACTTCTCCAGTTTTAATACTTTTAACTAAAGGATCCTTTTGTAATGCTCTAGTAGCTAATTTAATAGCTTCTTCTTTAGACTGTTTTTTAACCTGTCCAATAGTACAATCATCACCCCAATTATCAGTACATTCAACAAGTATTATTAACTCTACACTTATTAGATTTTTCATATCAATTTCCTTAAATTTTAATTATATCAACTTTAAATATAGTTTCTTTCTTGTTTGGCCAAGAAGCATTTTTATTTCTTTAATTAGTTTTATAATTTCATCTATATTTCCTTTCTCAGTTTTTCTCCAATCAGATAGTTTATTAAATTGATTCATGTAATAATCATCAGTTAGTGTTGATAACTTTTGTATAATGCTTTTATGAATTAATGCTTTATGATAACCATCACTTCTGTGAATTATAGCTAATGGATTTTCTTTAGTAAGTTCTTTACTAATTAATTCATAATCAATGGCATCTGGTAAAGAAGTTTTGAAGGTGTAAGAATTGGTATTAAGTTTTGGAGGTTTGCCAGTATAGATATGAGTTACACTATTTGACAAGTAATCTTTTAAAGTTTTTTGGTTGTGGTTTAACTATAATAATATCATTAATTTTAAAATTACACATAATTTTCTCCTTAAATTATTTTATTCCAGGGCATCATGGACATTACTCGCTGCATTTCTGGATCAGCAGCTTTGGATGTTCGTAATGCTCGAATGTGTTTCCATTCAGCGATATCTGCGGTGACTACGATCTCAGTTTTTATTGCGTTTGGTAGAACTGCTCTGGCTTGCTGTGGTTTGAGACCTTGCGTAAATCCTCCAGGATCTAATAACTTCTTGTATATATTTTCAGCAGTTGCGTAAGAATCGTAAAATAATTTTGAATGTGTATAAGACCACATATCAAACCCAGCAGGCTCAATAAACTCCATATCTTTCCCACCATAATTCACATATCGCTGACTTTCTTGAGCAAAACTACATGGACGATGGCGAACAAGTTCATGACTAACTGCACGATTGCAGATAAACTTTGCCGAGTAGCGATGGAGTTCTTTAGGGATTTCGTTGTGGGGGCAGATTTCCCAGTCCCCTGAATAGGCGTCAGTTGTTATGTCGAACAATTTTCCCCATTGCTTCACAAATGGGATGAACTCAGTTCTGTAGTGAACTCTTTTTATTAGTTGGAACCATGCTGCGAGGTTGCCTCCAATGTAGGTGTAGTCACGAGTATCGAGCACAGTTAAATACTTACCAACTCTGCCTTGTAACATTGTTTCCGAGGTATCCATCCTTCTAGTTCGAACAACAAAATTACTATGCTCAATCATAGCTAAATGACCTGCGTTAATCAACTTCTTAACAAATCCTTCTGCACTTGTTTCAGTGATCTTATCTTCTGACTTATAACAAGTCCTGCCGGCCATTTCGATAAACTTAATAGCAGATTCGTAATCTGTTGGTGCTGCTCCGTAGAACTCGACTGATGGCTTTATTAGTTTCATATCTTTTCTCCTTTGGTCTCAGGGCACCAGTCTGGAATTGAATACTCGTCATAGATATATTTCATTTTGTTCTTCCTACAATACCAAACTGTTGGAAGTGGTGCAGATGTGAATGGGCAATCATGGAGTTGAGATGAATTAGTTGCATGAAAGCAGTCTCTACAACGTGTTATTTCTTGCTCAATTGTTACTTTCATTTTTTCTCCTCCCGTTTAAGAATTTCTATTATCCTATCGACTCCATTATCTATAACCTCCTCAGGCATAAGTTGCGCTGAGGCCCATATTTCATGAGCTAGTTCTTTTCGCTGTTTAGAGTATTCGTCATAGGCGGCGTTTAATATCTCTGCCCAAATAATACTCGTTGGCCCAACTCCATAAGTCCTACCACACCCCTCGCATGGATGGTGATGATTTAGGCATCCTGGATGCCCGCACGATTCGAAGTCTTTAAGTTTTGATGTTTCAATGTTCATAGCTTATCCTTTTTCATTAACTGCTCTTGTTCCCATGAACCAATAGAAATTTTATTAATTTTACTTTCCTTAACAGGCTTTTCTTCTTTAACAGGTTCTTCTACTTTAACAGGTCTTCTCTTTTTTCTATTTTCAAATGAATATAATCCACGCCATATTTTATTTCTAACTGTTTGAACTTTAATTTTTTCAATATCAGCTATTTCTTGTGCAGTTAGATTGCCATGATTAGTTGGATAAACAAAAATCTTTTTAGTGTAAACATAGACAGTGCTTCTTTTTTCTTTAAATGGCTTACCAGTGATTATGACTTTCGGCATAATTACCTCATGGATTGATTAGAATGAATAGGCAATATGCCCAGGTTAAAAAGATCATAGATGCAAATAACAAAATTGATAGTTTCATTATATAGCTTCCTTAGATTAAATAATTACATAATTTCTTTTTTATTACATTTTTCACAATACCTAACTGTATAAGGTTCGTAATCAGGCCATGTTTCTAAATTTGATGTTTGCCAATCTGTCCAAGAATGCATACAATCACATTCTTTAGTATGTTTTGATAAACATTCAGATATATATTTTTCAGAGTCTAAATAAAATCTAAATTCTTTATTGCATTTAGAACAAGTATGTATTTGATATGTAATAATTTCTTCAGTAATTATATAACTCATTTTAGTTTCTCCCTGCAACACACGGTTGCATTTAATCAGATCAGCTTATACAAGGAACGGAAGGTTCAATAGTGTTACCAGATTGAATGATTATACGTTTAGTTAATTTAGGGATTCCTTTAATAAGTTTCTTTTCTTCTATATTACCAAGAACCTTGTTAAGTCGCCTCACCATCCCTGCTAGCCATTCACCATGAGAGCGGAATTTTATTTCTGCACATTCATCCAGTGCGGTTTGGAGATCTAGTTCAGTTAGTGTTTTCATAAATTGGTTCCTAACATGATACTTGAAAAAATTATTTTAAGCCATCCAAGAGTAGCCACTAACCATCCACCAGTAGAATGTATATTGTTGTTATATAATGCTAATACAGTATTTAATATACAAACAGTAATTACTGCACAATCAAGTGGAAATATTGTAGTCATTTAATATTCTCCATTGTTACTATAATTAAAATTTAAATATATAACTTTAATCCAACCAATACATGCTATAGCCCATCCAGTAATTGCATTAATATTTTGATCAAAAGTTGTTGCTATTAAATAATACATACAGAATGTTAATATTGTAAAATCACTTAGGTTTATTGATTTCATTTAGTTTCTCCAAGGAAAGTAAGAAAATCTTTATCATTTATTGCCTTATCGTCTACATAAACATCTGTACCACCTTTACCAAGCATAAGCCCATGAAATGGAACACCATTCTTAATACACCAAGCTGCAATAAGTGGAGCTTGTTCCCAGAGTCGTGCTGACCAAATTAGGATGATATTACCGAGGAAATAAAGCTCCCGAACCTTAGCAATAACTGTTTGGTTGGGAATCAAGTTTATGTATGAATGTCCATCGGTTAGGGTGCCATCGAAGTCGATGTTATAAACAATTCGTTTAGAATTGTCTTGATAAGATTGCATTTATTTCTTCCTTAAAATGTTTTGGGAGTGAAACTTCTTCATCTATCCAATAATCGTTTAAAGTAATTCCTTTAATTTTTTCTATTTCAGGAGTACTAAATTTTATTTGACTTCCATTAATAGATGTAAATGTTCTATTTTGTTTATTGAAGGAATAATTTAAATCAAAAAATAATTCCTTAGCATATCTTTGAATGAAATAATCAATGCGTTTGTAGGTAGAGAAAATGATTATGCAATTCTTTTTACTTAAAAGATAAGCATTAGCTAGGAGTTTAATTTTATTATAATTTGGATTCATTTGGATTCCTCAATAAGTTTCCAACTTCTAACAGTTGCTTTAGCTCCGCGTTTATATCGAATTCTTGTTTTATTACATTGTTCTCTATGAAAAACAACTAATTCATTTGCTCGTTTTTCAGTCTTACAGGTGGATGCGATGTAATGCATACCCTTTCCCCATTGGATTGTGATTATAAAGGTTTCAATATTCACTTGCTTTCCTCCTCAATTAGTTTTGCATGCAGCATGCAAGCATAATGAGCTATTTTCATAAGATCAAGTTTTTGTTGTCCATCCCGAGAGTTCTTGCCATAGCGGTTGAGGTATTTTTTCATCTGAGTGATAAAGTCAGATTCACTGAACTCAGAACATTGGTCAGTTCCCTTATCTCCGTATTGGGGAATGCAGTAAAGTTCAATGTGATTGAATACGTTATCGGAAAAGTCTAGCCATTCAGATGAACGGAGTGAGTAATTGCGAGTTGGCATAAGTTAATATCCTAAAATATATTGTTCAAACAACTTGGCTTTGCTAATAACTTCATTATGATTAGTTGCTGATACAGTAGATTGATTAATGGCAAATTGCAAGCATTGGAGTTTAATAGTTGATTTTTCAGAAGCACTTAATGGTGCTGAAGATACTTTGGAGTTATTTATTGAATTAAATGCATTTATTGAATAATCTACACCATTACTAGTTAGATTATTTACTATTAAATCCTTAATAAATGGCTCAACCATTTCAGAGATTATTCTTTCATAAAATTCATCAGATACAGTTATTGTTTTCATAAGATTAAATTTCCTTTTGTTGAATTGGTTCGATTCTGATCCCAGATTTAGTAGTAAGAAAAACTGGTTTATAATCTTTATTTCTTATTGGAGGTAATATTACAAGTAAATCCCAGATTTGTTTAGCCAAATTAAATTTCCATGGAAGAATTAGGTATGGATTAATCATGTATGAATACTTTTCTGGAGTTAATAAATCAGATTTTAATTCCTCTACTTCCGGATCTGGATTTTCAATTGGAATCATCTTACGAATTAAATCTGCTTCAATGAGTTTATTCAATCTACGATATATGTTTTCCATATTAGGTTGATCTATAAAAGAGTTCATTACTGCGATGCCAGTATCTGACAAAGCATTAGATTTTATCTCATTGAATAGATTAATTTCAGCCTTTGACAATGTAGCAAGGATTTCAAAAATATCCATTTTAGATTTCCTCGAATCTTTTCTGTTTAACGGACCTACCATGTTATATGGCTTATATTTTTCTTTGTAAATTTTGAATTTCTTAACTATGAATTCATCATCTGCATCGGCATAAAAACTAATTGTGTTACCTTTACCAATTTGTTCCATATAAGCTCCGTTAGAAAGATTAACTTTGTAATGAAGCTATATGGTAACATATTTTAGTGTAAAAGTCAACACTTTTTTAAATTTTAAGTGTAAATTTTTACAGTACCACAAGTGTGTAACTATGTGAAAACACTAAGAAAAAGTGAAGTTAGGGCACCCAAATAAACCATAGATATATTAAGAAAAGCCCGTTCACCGATGAACAACCATTTCTAACCTCTTTTCAATTTCTGTAATCCTCAAATGATACTTCCTTTCCAAACTTGCTATCTTCATTAATATGTAAAGCTTGTACCATTTTAGCATAACATAAATCCTTTAGTAATTTAATTAACCTAAGAACTCAATTGATCCTCGCTTAAAATCTCCTGGCGACCATCCTTCATCTGGATCAATATCAGTCAAGTTACTGTTCATGGCATCGTTGCATTCCAGGTGCATATGACCGTGATTAAAATCTCCACTGAAAATATAAACTCTATAATTTGCATATTCATTAACATCAATCCATTCATTGCACCATTCGCATCTGTGCCGTTTTCTAGTTTTAACTTTTTTATCCTTTAAAATTTGTCCCATATCACACCATAAGAAAATGCCATCCTGTTAGGATCAACGAGGACTTGCCGAACCAATTTGCCATTGCGCTCCATTTCGGTCACGCTTACCTCAGCGAGGGCACTTAGATTATAAGTCAGCCGAAATTAGATTTACCATAATAATTTCGCGTTTCACTAATTCAAAAAAGCATCTCTTAGTTGCAGTTATGTCTGCATATGCATCATGAGCGCCATCGAAGCCTTCACCAAATAAGTGCATATGAAGTTCAACAAGCTTTGGCCATTTTGCCTTACCAGCTTTATTTTTTAATCCACACATCTTAACAACTGCTTTATCTTTCATAGTGCAATGATTTGGCAGATCAAGATAAAATGCAGACCGCGCTAGGTCACTTAGATCATCTAAGTTCCTCTCCATCATCTGGTAAACGTAATTCCAGTCAAAAGCAAAGTTATGACAAACAACAAGATCTGCCTGCCTAAGCAATAAGCCAAACTGTTCAGCAGCTTCTAACTCTTCTATTCCTTCAAGGTCAGCCCTTTCGACACTAATTCCATGCACTTCTTGAGCATAATGATTCATACTTCGGCCATTTGCTTTAATAATCACATTCATCTGACCGAACTCTTCTTCTTGACTAGCTAAGATTGCTCCAATTTGAACTGTCCAAGCTTGGTTAGGATCATTCGCTTGTAATGATTTATTAATGAAGTTACTTGTTTCTGTGTCGAAGAATAAAACTTTTGTACTTGGATTCATTTGTTAGTTCCTTTTAATTTACTTTAACAATTTCAATATTAACTCTATCTGAATCAATGTTTGTCTCATCATACGCCCAAACAATTCTTTTGACCGCATAAAACTTTTCTCCTAAAAATCTTAATTCATCACCAACTCTTGGAACATGATATGTTGATTGTGAATAAAGATGTTGATTATTACAGAAAAAATGAATTTTTACATTAGGATTTCTCATTTATTCTTTCTCCAATAATTAATTATAACATTTTATATTCTTGTAAAAGTTGTTCAAGATATATCTCTTCTTCTTCCCTAATTTCATTAAAAAGTTTTTGAAATTTTTCTTGATATTTTGTAAATATTTCTGGTGAAAGGTCTTCAAAAGTTTCTCTAGTAACTATAATTATAATAGTATCTAAAAATATCTTTAAATCTTTAATTTCTTTATTTAATTCATTGCACTTCTTAAGTATTGCATCATTCATCTTTATTCTCCAATGTAGCAATGCCACCCAGTTGATTTTTAATCAAATTCCTATCCATCAAACTAAAGATTGTCTTTTCTAAATAACTTGGATCTATAATCATTTTTTGATTCTTAACAGAGAAATATCTAGTCTCTGTTAGGGAGCTTTCAGATTGTACTATCTTTGCATGTTCTGCCATTTCCAAATATCCTCGTAACTGCGATATGTTTTCTACATCAAGCTGGAAGTTCCTCACTATGTCGCTAAATTCAAAATTCTCATGCGAACTTATAAAGTCGAGAACCTTTGCATAGATATTTGCATTGCTTGAAAGGCCTAGTCCATAGAAGGCGTTTGGCATTTCTTGTTCTGTGATTTGCATTATTGCCAATGCTTGATCAAAATGTTCCGGCGTGATTATCATATCGTTCGATTCTGCTGCACACACCAACATGCAAACTTTATTAAGATGTAATGGCCTCCTATGGTTATAGCCTAAAAACTTATCACTCGAAACCCCAGTCTCGTCATACTCTTGCTCATACCAGCGCACATAAGTTTTTAGAAATTCCGAACTAAGAGTAAATTGTCCAGACATTTGAGCTATGTCCTGCAAGTCGTTTTCAAGCATTTTATAAATCTCTTCCTCCTCTTCGGTGAAATACTGCAAGGCTACTCTTTGCTTCGGGCCTTGACCAACGACAAAAATGATTCGTGAAATCAGTCCTCCTCCAACTGCATCTTGACTCAATTTATTTTGTAACAAACTAGGAGTTATTGCTCCAATGATTGTTATAAAGCAATTGGAGATGTCTTCTGTCTTTCTTGATAATGTTTTATACTTCCAGCTATCTGCACAATCAAATAAGTCTGTAATAGTTGATAGTAAGCCTTGATCTCTATCGTTTAAGAACACCTGGAATTCTTCTGCCCATATTGATAAACTCTTATGCTTACGAGTCATTCCAAGATGATCTACATAACTATTTTCAGCCTCAATAAGAGATTGATAAAGCGCCTGAGTGGAGCCAAGCGAATCTGCACCTAGTGGAATCTCTAATTTTTGTACCATTGATTTTGCGATTTTCATCGCTGTGCCTTTCCTACCTCCTGGAGGACCAACTAATGCAATGAACATATTTGGATATACAAAGCCTCTTAATGCTCCCCAGTTACAATAACATTTGCGCTGTAAAGCCGAACTGATTGCTGCCAATCCCGACCATAAATGATATATTTCTGGAGACTCTGATCTTTGGGTGACTTTCATGTAGTATGCTAGCCAATTTGATAGTTGCCTCGACATGTAAAGGTTTTCCTTATTGCAAATCTCTAAGGTTTTTGGCTTGCTGGCCATTAGTTATTCTAATTAATTAATAAATATTAACTTTATGTCCAAATAAAATAAAACTATATTTACAATGACAAGTTTTAGGATATTTTCTAAATTCTCCACAATAATAAATAGGAATATATAATTTATATATGTGAATTTTTTTAAGTATAATTTGCATAATCACACCTCAATTAAAAAAACATGATCTTTTTCTTTAGCTACGATTTTAGTCTTATTACGATCCCATGTAGATGGCCATCCATTTTTAACAATTTTTGGATTATAATATAATGTAGCACCATTTAAATTATCTCCTTCTTGCCATTCATCCACTGCTCTCATAACGTTTTCTGTTACAGCTCCTACGTGCTTAGCTTCATATGCTACATCAATTAATGCTGAAGCTAAACCATCATTGTAACAAGAAAACTGTAGACGCTTGAACACGATGTCATAAATGGAAAGATTTCTTTTCTCAGCACGATTAAGGATTACCTTAACTATGTTCTTTTGTCCTTGAGGAGTTTGATCTCTAGCTTCTAAGAACACTGTTAAGATTAACCAAAATATTCCAGCTTGAATGTTCATGTAGGCTCCTTAATTAAAATATTTTATATAAAGATCTTTAATTAAACAGCCTAAACCATAACAAGCTAAAGGCCATACTAATTTATCCCAATGATGTTTAATCAAAATTTTAAATCGCTCTTTCATAATTAAAATCCTATCTTTGTAATTGCTTTATCAACAGATTCTTGATCAAACTTACTGATCTCTGCTGTATTTCCTGCCCATTGGGTACCGATTTTTGCATCTAATCCAATGGTAAAACTCTTTCCTTTGTAAGTAAAAGTGTGAGTCATATGGTCTTTGAGTATCAGCAATATTTGAACTAAGTTTGGTATTTGACTTTTGTGAAATTGAAATACAAAAGAATCATGAACAGTTGTCGAACAATGAATATCGAAGCCATCTTTACCAAGTCGTGGATCGTTGACAACTTTAATCATTCCGCGGTTTAGCAATTCAGCAACTGTTGATTGAGGTTTGTAGCTATAGGCATTTCTGAATAATGCTGCATTCATTTCACCTAAGAACCTTCGTGGCCTTCCAAATAAGTTGTATAGAACACGATCTTTAGACACCTCCTCTTCAATGGATCTATGCCAGCGTTTCAAACCTGGAAATCTATCAGTGTAATTATTAAGTAAACGCTGACATTCTGATTGAGATTTAAATATTTCTTCCTTCGCTAAGTTGTCTGAGAAAGTCTGTGGACCCATTGAATAGTTAGAAGCATGAACAACTTTCTTGCCCATATATCGCATTGTAGATTTTTGATCTGCTTTTTTATTCTTAGCTTCATAGATAACTTCTTCGATTGGAACATTAAAGATTTTACTTGCATTAAAGCTATGCACATCTATTCCAGATTCAAACGATTGAATCATATTCACATCTTGAGTTAGATATGCAACTACATGTGCTTCAGCTTTAGCAAGATCAAGTTCACATAGAATCCAATCTGGATCAGCCACAAGATAATATTTAAAAATATATGGCTGATTCTGTAAATTGCTCCCTGTTCCAAAGTAAGTCTTTTCTGTTGCTATCCTGCCAGATACTGTGCCAGATATTTTATGATTACAGCGAAGTTTTTTATCCTCATCTACTGAAATATTAAAGTAAGTTGAAACTAATTTTTGATATTTACGAATCTTGATTATGATTCTAGCTTCTTCAGATCCTTTACTTTCTTTTTTTGCAATTCTGTGAAGAGCTACATCATCGCAACTAACACTTCCAGTTTTGCGATTCACATAGGGCTTAATCATACAAATACCATAGAAATACGCGATCATTTGTTTTGAAGAAGCTACATTAAGTTCTTTACCTGCGATCTTATTAAGCTCTGCTTGAAGTTCGATTATTTTTTGTGTGTATTCTGTTTTGATCTTAGAGATTCCGTCAGTATCAGTAAGTATGCCATTGTGTTCCATTTCCATCAACGGCTTATGGAGATTCATCGTATACTCTATGGCATCCATTGAATCGAATTCACTTAATTCTTCTAGGAGTTTCTCTGTAATTGGAAGAAGATACGCTGCGTCTTTAGCATTATATGTCCAGTATTGTGGCCAGTTCTTAATAGCTTTAAGGTGTGACTGCTTTCCTTCGTCTTTGTAATATGGATAATATGTATAGGTCGAAGTTAAATAATCAAGTCCCTTTGGAAGTTCAGTATAACAAATGTGCTGCGCAAGCATTGTATCAAAATAAAAGTTATCTGTCTTAATATTCATTGTTCTAAAAATGAACATTATATCAAACATTCCATTCTGACAAATCTTGCCGATGGACTCAGAATTCAGAACTTCTGCCAATCCAATCCAGATTTTAATTTCTTCTTCAGTTGACCAATAATTCCCTTTGTTATTCATTAAAGGAATTGACATAGAAATTATCTTGTTGTTGTGATAAATTGCCAGTGAAAAACAAGTTATAAATTCTGGCGTAGCTTCTATGTCGAAAGAAACATATTCTTTAGTTTTGATTAATGCATAAAACTGTAATATTTCTTCAAAACTAGATTGCGTTTTTATTTCAGTATTGTCGGTAAGCAAACTTGGATCTTCTATTAACTTAAGTGCTTTGGTAAAATCCGCAATCATTGTGTAAAAATGAATTGGCTTCCCATATGGCATGGTAAAAGATGGGTCATAACTCAAACCTATGATCTTTCCAGCTAGTTTTTCTTTCAAATGAGGAAAGTCTTCAGCATGATAGAAGCTTCCTCTATATTTTGTGATTGAATCAAAGCGAGGTTCATCAATTAGAAGTCTCATTGGAGTTGCCCCTAGCAACATTATTAGCTTGCCAGGGAAATGAGAAAGTTCTTCAATTAATGTTGATTGTAAAATGCTCCAATCTGAATGACGATATCCTTTGTCAGTCCAGAATGCTTCATGATTGTTTTTTGGAAACTTGGCTTTACATGCAAAGGTGAGATAGATTTTGTATCTAGCCAGTCTAATGGCTGCACAAATGCGATTGAATTGTGAACCTGCTGGCCCAACGAAAGGTTCATTCTTCAACACTTCAATATCGTTCGGAGCTTCTCCAACCATTGCTATTTCTGCGGTGAGAATATTATCTGTTGGGGGACATTCAATAGCGAGTGCATTGAAAGAACTTTCTTTCTGCGACTTGGTTGCTATTGTGTCGATTTTTGGAATTATCATTAGTTAGCCTTTATTTAATTCTTTTATATTATAATTTCCTTCATAGCTTGGATATAAATGAATATACTCTTTATATTCTTTTTCTGCATTTTCCCAAAGAATACATTCGTTTGGCTTTACTTGATATAAACGAATTAATTGCCCACTAGAAATATAATAAATATCTCCATCAATTTTAGATTTTATCTCTCCAGGATGTAAGGCGTATTTTATCATAACCTATCCTTTTTCATTGCTCCTGGATTAGGAGCTTTAATTTCTTGCTTACAATCAAGACAAATATAACTCTTGACTCTTACTATGTTTGCAGATAAGATGGTTACGGCAAAATTATAATTTGCCTCATTCTTATATCCATTTGGCCAGGTTTTGGAAGCAAAGCCAATTTCAAGTGGCACTATGTTTTTGTGTAAGCAGCAATTAGTACCTGGCTCGGATGGAGATTTTTCATTAGCTAGCTGACCTACGGAATATTTATTTGTCATAATTAATATCCATTCCAAGCATTATCAAAAGACTCTTTATCTTTCCTTCTTTGAATTTCTGCTTTAAGATCTTTTATTTCTTGTAGTAATGCAAGTAAATTAACTTCATTATTTTTAATTCGTGTATTCCATTCTGAATCAGCACGACAACCAAACCTAACATGATTACAAAAATTGATTAAACAATTATTACAACCAACTTTAAGTATATCATGTTTTACCTCCCTGTATGCTTCACCACCACAAAATGGACAAGGTAATAAATTATTTTTTTCATGCTCATTCATAACCCCTCCACTTCAGCAGATATCCCTAAATAGTTTTCTAAGTTCTGATAAAATTGCGGTATATATTTCTGACTCTTATCACATCCAAACGGAATCATCTTTGCTTTTGCAGCAGAAATCAAGCAGTTGCCTGAACCTGCAAAAAGTGACATAAAGTATGAACCTGGTTTACCAAGTGCTTTTAAGAAGTAATCGTACAGTTCTATAGGCTTCTCCCATTGATGAATACGTTGAGATGCACTTACTGTACTAACACTAATAGCAGATGAAAGACTTGGTGTATTGAACTGAGCATTACCCTTTCTAAGTAATAAAAACATCTCCCAGTTGCTAACCATATTTACTTTAGGCTTATTGGTACTGCCACCAACTTTAATCCATGCCCCAGGAGATTGGGTACCAAAACCGATTTTGGTTGCAATATTATTTATTTGTGTAAAATGTTCTTTGCCTGTCCAAACTAAACACCAACTAGCATCTAGCATTTTTTGATAAACTAACGGCAAATAATTAAAATAGAAATCATAAAGCTCTTTCTCATCCCAATCAGTTGCTTTACTTTCAATTTTGCTAGTTTTCCCGTAGTTTTCGTTAAATCCAATTGCGTATGGTGGATCAAGTTCAACCATCCCAATTGAGTTATCTGGAATCTTGTTTAGAAATGTTTTGTAGTTTTCTGCAACATAAGTTACTTGAATTTTAGAAGTTGTTGATTGCTCTGATGCATTTTCATAATTAGCATAATCATCTTCATTATAATCATCTTCTTCAAGTGCTGCAACTTTTTCTCTAGCAATAGCTGTTTTATCAAATACAGCTTCATTGACAGTATTTTTGATTGGAGCTACAATGTTTCCACTTTGAAGTGCTTTCAATCGTTCTTTTTCTGTATCGGTAAAGCTTCCCATTCGCTGAAGAGCCTTAGCTTGATCACCAAGAGCTTTGTAGGCTTCTCTAGCTCGACCTTTGGTAGACTGGTCTTTAAGGATTGGAAAGATTTTGAGAGCTTCTGCAAATGCGAGATCAGTTGATAAGCCACCAAGAGAACATTTTAGTCTTTTAGAAGTTTCTCGATAACCCCAAGGTTTTCCTTCTTTATCTGCTGAAATTACCCACATATTATGTAGTTTATATTTGAGTTCAATTTCTTCATGCCATAAAAACTCCTTACGATCCATATTGGCAAATAGTTCAATCAGTACATGATCATCAGCAGTAATTCCATCAATTATTCGAACTTCGATTGTATCTCGCCCAAGTTTCTTTATGGCTTCAATACGATGAAGTCCGTCGATTAGGACGTTATCAGAATTGATGAGAATTGGAGAGAGTTGGCCTACAAGAGATATTGAATCGGCCAAACTTGATATATCACCAACAATGGATCGTGCTCTATCTTTGATAATTATGTCGGATATATTTCTTTCTTCTATTTGAAAGAGTTGCATTTTTAATCCTTATTGTAAATTTTGATATTGCTTCCGAATTAACTCTATTTGTTCTATGGAAAGTTTTCCAAGAACGTCATTGATAGCCTTTGTTGGATCTTTCAACATCTTTTTACCTTTCTTAGTACCAGCACTTTTAGAAATGTTTTTCATTGCAGATTTGGTTATCTGATGAGACTTGACTAATGCAGCGTTTAGAGCACTTGTTCGCATTGTACGAACTTTATCAATTAATCTGGCTTGTTCTGGGTATGACATTTCTAAGAATGAACGGCAATAAATACGATCCATTAGTGGCATGGTTAAGCTCCGTTAAAAAGCAAAAGTTTCTAACTTAGAAAAAACTCTATCAAAATCTTCTTTTGACATGTAATAAGAAATTGCTTTAATTCCTTCCATAAAACTTTTAAGCATTTCTTCTGGAAGTATATTTTTAGTAGACACTATCTCAGAATAAAGAGGATTCCAAATAGTAAGTTCTAATCTATTAGACATTTCTCCAATAGAAACTTCTACACCATTTGAATCTTTTAATATTATATATTCAGATCCCATAATAATTTCTCCTATCTATAATCTCCAGAACCACCAAGCTTGTTTCGTTCTTTACGAGATGCAAGTTTTTCAATATTCATTGTTGCAATAAATTCTAAATCATAACCAAGATCATAAGCAACATTAGCTAAGTACCAAAGAACATCTCCAAGTTCAGCAGCAATGTTAATTTTTACATCTTTTGATAGTTCACCATTGTTGTCTCGATACATCTTTTTGAGTTTGCCAGCTACTTCTCCAGCTTCATTAGTTAAGCCAAACACATGACAATCAAGTGCATGTGCTGGAGGATAAATATCTGTTGATTTTGCAGCATCTTGATATTCATTAAAATTCATATTTATTCCTTAGTTGCTGGCAAAGTTAATGGTTTATTTTTATACATATAGTCAAGGACATCATTAAAATTATTCTCACTAATAATAAGAGCTAATGATAGGAATATTTGCCGAAATAACTTCGTTTGCTGACCATGATGGAAATGATCTTGTACTTCATCATATAAGTCTTTGTCGATCCTGGCTGTTACTTTACATTCATACGGTTCCATTTTGAGTTTCCTTAGAGGTTAATTTGTTGGTACTCCTGGCGAGAATCGAACTCAGCATGATACGCTTATAAGGCGCACCCTCTAACCATTGAGGTACAGGAGTATGTTTATGTTAATGTTCTTTTAATGTTTTTGCATTTGTTTTTATTTTTTCAATTTCATCAGAACTCAATTTATGTAAAAGATATGTATCTGAAAGTCTATGTTGAAGTTCATAATATTGATCATTTATAATAACAATTGATCCATCAAGTTTATCACTAGAACAACCAGATAAACAAAATAAAAAGAGTCCAAAATATAATATTTTTAATAATTTCATTAACTCTCCTTTTTAAGTAATGCAAAAAGTTGTTCTTCAGTTATTTGTGGAATGTTATATTTTGTTGCCTTGTCGATTTTGTTGTTGCCTGGATCTGTGCCGACAATTAAATAATTTGTTTCCCTAGTTACTCCAGCAGAAAATTCATAGTCATAACCGTTTAAAATTTCAACCATTGCTTCACGAGATTGACTTAAAGTACCTGTGATGCAATAAATCGCTTTGGCTGATCCAGATATAGGAGCGAAAGAAAAGTTTTTCATTTCCTTAACTGCTTCAGAAAACACGGTTACGGCGGTTATAAAAGATTGCTTTGCATTATCAGTTATGTGAATATTAATCTTGCCAGTCTTTAAATATTGACATAAGCGTAAAGATGATTTATATGCTAATCCTGGTAAGCCTAAGGCAGATATAAAGTTTGCCATAGTTGCGACATGATTAACTTGGTTTACTTGTTCGATTAAGTTTTTATAAAAAGCTTCGCCTAAGATATTATAAATTTGTTCATAAAGTTCATATGAAAGCATATCAAGTAAGGCCCAAGGCTTGATGGATAGGATTTCATAACATATTTGATCTTGCAAAAGTTTTTCTATCGACGATTCACCTATACCATCAATCTTGATACCTTTGTTAGAATAAAAGTATGCAATAGATACTATGAGTTTTGAAATACATTTTGATCCATTGCAGACTAAATGTACTCCTTCCCATTGAAGTTCTTCATTACATTTTGGACAATATTCTGGAATAGCTCTTCCATACTTAGTATCAAATATAGTAGGAGTTACTGATAATATTTTTGGAATTATTTCTCCAGCTTTACCAACAGTTATTTTTGATCCTTTTTTAATATCTCTATCTTTAAGCCATTTTGCATTATTACCTGTTACTCGATTGTTAGTTGTTCCACAAAGTTCAATAGGTTCATAAATAACGGTAGGTATTACCCTTCCAAGTCTGCTAACATTCCATTCAATATCAATTACTGTTGTTTCTTTAACTTGAATTGGAGGCTTCCAGGCAATGCTCCAATTATTAGTTTGGCCGTTATTACCAGCTATTAAGCGAGTCTTTTCGTCTGCAACCTTAATCATTAATCCATCCATAGGATAGATTTGTGCCCATTTTGTATATACATTAAGTAGGTATTCTCCAAAAGATTCTAAATCTCCGGAGTAGGTATATTCTTCGAATAGTGAGCCATAATTATGTGGGATGGCTGTCATACTAATTGGAGGCTTTTCATATTTACGAGCTAACCAACCTGATACTGTATTACGAGGATTTTTGCCAAATTCTGGATTCCAATCACAAAATGGAATAACTAATTCAACTGCTTGAAAATGCCTAAGATTTGATGGAAACTTTATGTATGGAATTAAATGACTTATGTCGTCACCACACCTTCCATCACCTTCATAGGTTAGAGTAAATCCAGCTTCTGTTGCAGTTACAACTGCTGCACAGCCATCGTATTTTGGTTCAATTTTAAGTTTATAACTACCAAACCGCATTAAGAATGGCGTAAGGTCTTGCATATTAAATGCTTTGTTCGTTCCAAATATTGGATACTTGTGCCAAGTTTTGCCAGTCAAAGCAGCTCTGTTATTTGCGGTATGGTATAGTAAGTTATTACTTGGATCAATTGCATGAAGTTGTTGCCAAAATAAATCATATTCGCTGTCTGACATGAATGGAATGCCAGCGGAGTAGGCCATATTTGCCTGGCGAATTTCATTTATTAATTGTTCTTTGTTCATTTAGTAACCTCTTTATTAAAGTCCAACTAAACTTCGAGCACAAAGATCTGAACAAACAGGATATCTTGACATGAATATAGCATCTTCTTCTTTAACTTCTGCACCACATTCAGCACAGATACATATACCATTAAATTCTACATAATCTCCGCTGCCTTTTGATGGAAACTGATGATTCTGATTTGGTTGGACTAGAATTCACCGCTGAACTCAGCTACAACGATGGCATGAGTACAAATGATGATGGTAATGCAGTTAAAGTTGGTCAGCCACGGAATGAAATTCTTCGAGTTGTTTAATAACGAATCGTTATGATTAAAAAATTAAATCCAATATTAGAGTCTAGTTACCACGTTCAGTTGACTAGGTTTGGAGTTGCCTGAACAGCTTCATTCATAACGAGGCGTTGATGTGACGCCTACAAGATGTTGGAAAGATTAAAGCTGGTGGTGAAAATGATATACACAAAATGCGACAGCATTTGAGTTAAGTGCGCTAATTTCTGTCGAAAGGCCTGACGTAACCGACTCGTACAGGTTCGAATCCTGTCCAGCTTTTAATTTAAAACTTGCCGTTCACTTATGAACAACATTGTACGAAGTGTTGCAATTATTTGAACGGCAACTTTATAAATAATATGAAAATATATAAAGAAAAAGCTGGAATAATATCAGAACAATCTGTTTGGGTGTGCATTAATAATGACTATCTTTATATTTCAGAAAATCTCTTAAAATTAATTTGGATTTTATTAACTGAATGGAATAATGATAAACATTTAGTTGGCTAATTTTTTAGTTAATGATTTTAAGCTCCAGAGGTGTGAATAACATACTTAGTCTGGCCAACTAAGAGTCATAAGCTTATTAAGTAATTGATTGATCCAAATGAAAGATAGATAACTTATCTGGGGCTTAAAGTTATTAAATAGAAAATATTTTCTTAAAGGAGAGCAAACATGACTGATTCAAATGAAAGATATCAAGCTATGAAATATGTACATACATTGGCTTATGGATCTAAAGAAGATATAAAAAATATATCTGATTACGAAAAATATCGAGGTAAATGTAAAGAATTTTCAGAAGCATTAATTAAAAAAGATCCTACTCTTCGATTAGTTCGAGGGCCTTTCGACAGAAATTAGCGCACTTAACTCAAATGCTGTCGCATTTTGTGTATATCATT